ATAAATTTAGATGTTACAACAGACAACAGCCCAGGTCAAGATAAGTAAATTGAGGAAGCGTGTGCGCATCGTTCGCGGTGGTACATCTTCCTCGGTTTAACCCCCATTGCTTCGGTGGTGGGGGTGAGATTCAAAAACATTTAGTATTATTCCCATGCTTATCACATACGCGGTGCAAAACCCAAAGTGTGAAATCAGTGTGGTGTCCGAAACCATCCCGCATTTGCGAAGGGGTGCAATCCGTGACTTTCTTAAAATCATGGACATGGTGGGAATGTATGACCCAAACAAGTGGAACAAATCTTCACTCACTTATACATTCTCAAATGATTCATACATTGAATTCTTTTCAGCGGATCAACCCCAAAAGTTGAGGGGTGCAAGGCGTGATGTTCTATTCGTTAACGAGTGCAACAACATAGATTGGGAATCGTACTACCAACTTTCCATTCGTACAAGAAAGTTCATTTACCTTGACTATAACCCAGTGAATGAGTTTTGGGTGGATTCGGAACTGATTGGTGATAAGGATGCCGAAATGATTGTTTTAACCTATAAGGATAACGAAGCACTTGACCCTGCGATTGTAGCCGAGATTGAAAAGGCACGGGATAAAGGTGAAACATCAAACTATTGGCGTAATTGGTTTTTAGTATATGGGTTAGGACAAATTGGAAACCTTCAAGGGGTTATCTTTTCCAATTGGCAAACCATTGATAAGATTCCAGATGATGCAAGGTTACTTGGTTGCGGTGTCGATTTCGGTTATACAAACGACCCCACGGCAATTGTGGCCGTATATGAATACAATGGCCAACGCATCGTTGACGAAGTCGCATATCGTACGGGAATGCTTAATTCGGACATTGCAAAGGCATTGCCCAACTTTGTGCCAGTATATGCGGATAGCGCAGAACCAAAATCAATTGATGAAATACGGAGATACGGCATCAGAATCAAGGGCGTAACCAAAGGAAAGGATTCCATAAACTACGGAATTCAAATCATGCAATCACAATCGTATTTGGTTACATCAACATCCACAAACCTAATTAAAGAACTACGCAACTATTGTTGGGATACCGATGCCCAAGGGCGTACAACCAACATTCCTACGGGAACATGTCACGGGCTCGACAGTTGGAGGTATTTCGAGATGATGGCACTTGGAATCAAATCGTCATACGGCCAATACGACATCCGATAATTTTTTTTAATTATTTTTCATTTTATATTTGGAATTACAAATAATAGGTGTAGATTTGCCACATGGATATGACAAAAGAAAAAAATACAGATTCAATTCGCGAGGAAATTAGAAGTTTAACAGTGCGTATCAATGCAATGATTGAACGAAATTTTGAGCAATCACAAATTGACCAATTGGCTAAAACCAAGATGCAATTGCAAAAACAATTAAGCGTAATGCCATAATATGATGTTTATTTCTTGTGTATTTCGTATATTTGCATTGACAAATAATGAGGCACGGTAGTTTATTTTCGGGAATTGGGGGGTTTGATTTAGCATCCGAATGGATGGGATGGGAAAATGTTTTCCATTGTGAGTTGAATGAATTCGGCAAAAAAGTATTACACCATTATTGGCCAAACGCAGAATCATTTGATGACATAACAAAAACGGATTTTACAAAATATGCAAACAAAATTGACATTCTCACAGGAGGATTCCCATGCCAACCCTATTCAAGCGCAGGGCAACGCAAAGGCAAAGAAGATGAACGCCATTTATGGCCAGAAATGCTTAGAGCAATACGCGAGATTAAACCAAAGTACATCGTGGGGGAAAATGTTTTTGGGTTGCTTAATTGGAATGGGGGAATGGTATTCGATGAGGTGCATACTGACTTGGAGTTTGAGGGGTACGAAGTCCAGGCCGTGGTTATACCTGCGACGGCGGTCAATGCCCCACACGGAAGGGATCGAGTTTGGTTTGTGGCTGTCAACACCAAGAGCAGTCGAAGTACCGAGGTCGGAGGAATTCGCGAAGGGTCGGACAATGAGTCCATCGGAATATGCGCAAAAAATGGGATTACTTCCAACACCCAATTCAAGTCCAAGGGAAGTGACAGAGGAACAAACGATGAAACGCAAAGAAACATACGGAGGGAAAACGAGGGCGATGGCAGCGATGGGGATGCTTCCAACACCATGTCAACGGGATTATTTAGGTCATACAAAACCTGGCAAAAGGATTTCATCAACGGGGAAAGTGCAGTGTTATGGAGAGGCGCTACCAGATACGATAATAAGATTGACAAAAGGAATGTTGCCAACTCCCGCAACGAGGGATTACAAGGGAACAAATTCATTGGAACATTTGAGGGGGGAGAACGGGAACAAAATGAGTCACGAACATCAATTGCCGAATTATATCAAATTGAAAACTGGCAGCAATTCCCAACTCAATCCCCGATTTGTGGGGGAGATGATGGGCTTCCCACCGAATTGGACGGAATTACCTTTTCAAAGTGGAGAAACGAATCAATAAAAGCATACGGAAACGCAATTGTACCACAGGTAGCATATGAAATCTTCAAAGCAATCGAAGCAACAATTCAAGGTGTGGACTGAATCGGAAATGGATGAATTTCGCTTGTTGTTTCCCGTAACCCACAACAAGGACTTGGCGGTAAAGTTTAATTGCACACCGAATGTTATCAAAAACATTGCATACAAAAACAAGTTAAGAAAGGACAAGGATTTTTGGCAGGGTTATTTGCGCAACACCGCACACAAGCATTTGCCTAAATTCAAAAAAGGATGCACAAGTTGGTGCAAAGGAACAAAGGGTGTAATGCTGAATGGTGCTGAAACACGATTTGTCAAAGGGCAACGCCCACACAACTACCATCCGATAGGGCATTTAAGCAGTTATAGGGACTTCATAACCATTAAAACCGAGCAAGGGTACAAACCCCTTCACCGATTAACTTGGGAACAACACAACGGCAAAATCCCACCATTAAAATACATAGTGTTTAAGGATGGCAACAAAGAGAATTGCGACATAAGCAACTTGGAAATGGTGGACAAAATGCACTTCATGAAGGAACACCACCCAATGAAGTACCCGAAGGAAATCAAAGATGCAATCAATATCAAACGAGAAATAACAAAATACATAAAAAAACATGGCAAGAAACAAGATTAACGATGTGCGTGACCACTTATTTGAAGTGTTGGAACGCTTAAAAGATGGTGACATCGACATCGAAACGGCAAAAACAATGGCGGATGTAAGCCAAGTAATTATCAATTCAGCAAAGATTGAAGTGGATTTCATCCGCATCACTGGGGCAAACCAAAACACGGGCTTCATCAAACTAACCGAAGGGGGCAACTCATGAAAGCAAATGAATTAATAATTGGGAATTGGGTTTTGATACCATACAACAAATCCAATAAGGAAGAAGGATTTTTTGAAGCAACAATTTCCCAAATTGGAGAATTTGGGGCTTATGTAAAACCCGAAGATTATGAACCTATTCCACTAACCGAACATTGGATGTTTAAGTTTGGGTTTTATGAAACAACAAAAGAACATTATGTAAGCGGATTGTATACGATGAATAAGCCTGATGGATTTTATATTAACAAAGAAACCATGTGTTATTGCGACATTGATTACGAAGGAACAACAAATGATAGAATTAAAATACAGTATGTCCATCAACTACAAAACCTATACTTTGCCTTGACGGGTGAAGAACTAACCGAAGGAGGTGACAAATGAAACCAAAAGAAACGATAATAATCAAAAGGCAGTTTATTGGTAGTAATCATCCATTTGCAAAATACGGTGACCCAATAACAATTACATTGATTAAGAAAGAAGTGTTGAGTTCATGGATGTACTTATGTTTTAATATGCAAGGTCATGGAGATGAACCAATTTCGCTATTGGCTTATGTTAGAAAAAGGGTGAATAGAATTTGCCAAACTGGAAGTGTTTATAGTTAAAAAAATGACAAGCCATTACCAAGAGGTGCATAACCTTAAACAAGAAATCAGACGGATGCGGTTGCAGATGATTGAACAGAAGTCCGACTATGACAATTTGATTCGTGCGTTGAAGCGTGAAATTGTCCAACCTAAAACCGACATTAATTTAGAGCCAACCCCATGGCGTGAAGTGTTACGGGCAATCTGTGAGGTTTACGACCTTACACCCGACACGGTGATAACAAGGTCAAGGAAACGAAGGCCATTGTACGCCCGTCACATGTTCAACCATATTTGCAGAAAGCGGTTGGAGATGACATACGAAGAAATCGGGCTAATCTGTGGGCGGGATCACTCCACCATTATTTCATCAGTGCGTGAATTTGGTGATATTTTACACACGGACAAAGAAGTACAAAGATACCATGCAAGGGTTCACACCATCCTTCACGAAAGATTCCCGTAAACATTCGGGAATTTCTTCGTTTTATTAGTATATGATTGAAAACAAAAAGATAATTGTACCTACCGAACTGCGCGATGTAAAGTTGCATCAAATGATAACATACAACGGGCTAAAACCCGAAATGGATGATGTATCAAGGC